ACTGAATATGTTAATTTTTCTAGAGCATTACAAAATTCGTTAATGTCCTTCGTGTTTGTTCGTAAATTAGCAACCTGCACAAGACCAAAAATATCTGTTTCGTCCTTGACAAAATCTCTCACTCCCATTAACATTTTAATAGGCAAAGTCGTAAATTTAAAGACGTTTATTACCGAATAGTCTTTACCGACTCCGTCTGCTGTATCAACTGAAAAGATATAATAATTACCGTCATTTCTGATATCGTCTGGTGTGAGCTTTGCAAAGTTAGGATGTGCCATAAACTCATCAAACAAGTCATTAACTGAGGGATCCTGGCACCACTCAGGTTGAACGTACGGAGTTCTAAGATTGAATATCTTTTTAAGATCTTTTGATGACAGTAATAGCTTATCTGATGAGAAGAATTGCAGTCCATATTCTTGGTTAAAATCTTCTTCTGAACCTAAGTTTGCAATTGTCATCTTTTTCCATTCTTCGTCTCTTCCTGGCACCTGCCACCAATCAACACGCAGAGGCACATATGCATTTTTGCCTTCAACTGCATCCATGTAAATTTCATAGAATCGGTTCATGCCATTTGGAGTTGAGGTTATAATTACCTTGGAATTGGACATTGATGAAATGGTCGGATAGATTGCTCTATAAAAGAAGTCAAGATAGGCTGGATTGATGTGCGCAAACTCGTCAATATACAGCAAGTGAATCGTAAAACCAATACCAGTATTTTTGGTAGTAGTTCGACCAATTAAACGACAACCGTTATCGAACTTCATCGATAAGACGTTATTTGATAAGCAGCCAGGTTTAAGGAAGAATGGCAAGTTTTCAAAAATAGACTTGATTTTATCGACTACTTCTTTAGTTGTTGATGCAACGTTTGCAACGGCCAAGACATTTTTATCAGCATGGAAAGTCAAGAACCAGGCGATGAATACACCAGACATTACGGTTTTACCAATCTGGCGAGATGCCATTAAGATATTAAAGCGATTTGCTTTGAACGATCCAATAATTTCCTCTTGATAATCTCTTAGTTGAATAATGTCAATACCGTTCTCGGTCATGACTTGACAGTACTTATTTGCAAAATAGACTGGATCAGCCTTACACTTTGCAATTTCATCCATTTCCTCTGGTGTATATTCAAAAACCAGATTAGCCTTTTTCCAGGCAGGATCATTATCTTTAAATGGCGAATTCTTGATTGTCTTAATGTCGATCAAACCATTCTCAAAATCATCAAGTAACTTATTAACTTTTTCCGAGGTCCATATTGCATTTGATCCAGCGCCTTCGTCTAGATTAGAGACCTTGGTTCGAGTCGAGCCACCAGTTGATGTTATAAAATCTTTCATATTAAGTCATTGATATCGTCAAGCGCGATATCTTCATCCTCTTCGGCTTCTGCTGAAATTAAATTATCTAGTCCTCTTTCTTGCATCACCTGGGTTTTTTTAGCCGGGTGAGTTAGATGACGAACTTCAGACTCTTCTAATTCTAGAGGTTCAACGTCGATTGCTTTAACTAGGTTTTTTGTGCCAGCTGTTACAAAGTATTCGCCAGTTTGCGCTCGGCCTGTACCAAGTTGAGACTGGTTTTGAGTGCCACCTTCTTTAAGTTCAACTTCCTGTTTGGCTTTTTTGTAGGTGTCTTCTAGGAATAACAAATAGTTTGCTTGGGTCTTAACGACTGCAGATAACTTATCTTGTAGTTGGCCAAATACCTCAAATAATCTTGGGTGAGTATTACCTTGATTAATCTCTTCAGCAATCTTTTCAATTGCCATCTTGATTGTGTTTAACTGAAAAAAGATGTTAGAGATGTTTGCATTATCTAATGCTTGCTTGTGTTTGAAGTACTCGTGTCTATCAATTACACCAAGGTCAACATAAAATTTAAATAGTGAATCCGTAATAGATTTTGCTTGTGACTCGAATTTAGCATTCATTTCTGCGAAATCAATAGGCGGTGCCTGTTGAATTTCATGCAATTGATCGTCCACTATGTCTTCATGGGCGGCATTTGGATTGCCAGAATATGAATTGAGTAGATCTTCGAGTTCGCTCTTGATTTGAGCCTTCTTTTCTTTAGAAAAAACTTGTCCAGCCATAAAATTAGTTTAAGCGATTTTCGTTCTTATCCAGAGCCGGATTTGCGAAAATCTTAATCTGCTTAACTGCTTCTACGTGTTCGTATATGAAACGCTCAAGTCGACTTAGAACTCCGTCAAGTACCGGTGTTGCGCCAAACATCTGGTTTGAGAGGGTCTTTTTTAAGATATTACCTTTATAGTAATAGCCTAGGTGCAAACGCTTGTCCTTTCTATTATACGCCGTCCAGTATATTGAGTTTCTTATCATACTAATTAATTTAAGTTATATGAAGTGGTACTTCTTCTAGGCACTCTCTTTTTGATTTGAATATTGAGTGCGCCGAGTTTAGTATCCGATAATCCTTCTGCATAGGTGTTTCCTTTACTGTCTGACCAACCTCCTCTAATGACTGGAAATTCGTCTAATCCAATAATAATATCGTTAAATTCGTCTAATCCAATTGGAGAAGCAGCTGGGTTAGCCTTTAGACCAATCTCGTTCTTTTCACCAAGAATACTGATATTCACCGAGTCAACGCCATGAATTCCTTCGATTACTCTAATTAAATCACTCTTTGGAACTCGATCTTGGCGCTTAAGATCGATAAAGTATTTTCCGAGCGCGTCAGTAATATCTGATTTAACGATTTCCGCTGCAACATCTTCGAATGCGATTACACTAACGAATAAAACATATTTTGAAATAGTTGGATCAACGATTTGAATATCAGTTGAAATCATTTTTGTTCCAGATCTCTCAATGTATTTTAATAATTCATTCTTTTGAAAGTCGCTAAGTTTAAATTTAGAGGTCGGTAGATTAAAATAATCTTCGCCGCTCTTAAATAGTTTAGCAACATTAGGCACTAAGAACAAGTTAATCATGCGGCTATCTAAAATCGTGCCATTTGCATCTTGTGGCAAATAGACTTTGATCGTAGAGAACATCTGCATTTTTCTGAGCAGAACCTCATAGTTATCAACGTTAACTAGCGCAAAGTTCTTACTCGCTTTTGGTGCGATCAATTTAGTCAATTCCAAATTTTCTGGATCAACTCCAAAGTTTGGTGGGCTAATTGTAAAGACATCAAAATAGTCGTTCAAGTTAATATCTTCGCCAGTTGGTGCAAATGCTGTGTCCTGGAAGGTAAATTGAATTTGGCTAGGATCATCAACTTTAATGTTACCAGAGCTACCGTCTGTTGTCAAATACTCAACAATAATTTCTGAACCCGCATCTGGAATCAAGCCAAAGCTGCCGTTTCCAAAGTATAGGTCGACGCCGTTCGTAATACCAGTTTTGCATAGAAACCCTTTACCGTTTCTAGGAATATCTAGTAGGGATTCATATTTTGTCCATTTTTCGCCATTAACATACACGTTAATCATGAAATTGTCAATATAGAAATTGTTTGGATAACCTAATTGAAAGGAATCAAACGCTTGACCTTTAGCAGTAAACGTTTGGCTCTCAACAATACCTTGTCTTAGGCTAAAAATGTTTTGGCCTGTTTCGCCAGTTAGGGCCAATCTAATCTCATCCTGTGGTAATTCCATTACATAGATTAGACCATTTTGTGTACACTTTAACTTAAATAAGTTGTTAAGTATTGCCTTTGACGCTGGCAGTTCAGCTGCGTTTAAATTTGGTTTTCTAACTACTCGAATTTGAGCAGTCGCTCCAATTGCTCGACTTGGATTGTGACCAGCTAGGGCAGCTAGTGAATAAATTGAACTTGCTCTAGAAGCCTCATTTAAATTTAACTCGGTAATAGCATCCTCGATGTAGTAGAAAATCAGCTGACTTAAGTTCTCAAATACAATCAAGAGCTGACCATATGGAGAAGCTGCGGTAAAAACTGATCGACTTTGTTTAAAGCGATCTTGCAGAAACTGTAGAGTTTCTGATAGAATATCACGGATGTTAATTCGAAGACTCGTAAATAACTTGTAGTTCGAATTTTGACTAGACAATTCTGCCATTAATGGGCTTCTTTTTGATTATTTATCAGCCAGCCTAAAAAGAATGCGAATAGGAAACCTACTATAAATAGATTTAGTATAATAGCT